TGTTTAGCCAGTTCAAAGCTGGCTAAATTTTTGCCTTTAGATTCGCACATAATATCGTGCGTGGTCAGAAAGCTCAGTGCCCATTCGTTAACTGCTGTGTTCCAGTAGAAATCAGAATGTGCTCTGAGCTTTCCCTTTTTGTGACCCTGTTCCATTAACGAACTAAGAGAGGGGCGGTCGTGTCGGGAATGGCCGACAAGTAAGTCTTCACGACTGACGGAGTAATGAATAACAGGGCGCACACCGCGCCAGCTATCAATAATCCTTTTAACACGGTCATCATTTGCTTCAATATATTCTCCTGTGTGTATGTGATGGTGGTGTATGTCTAACACCAAAGCGAGATCTTTGGCAAGTTCGAGACTTGCGTCGATTCCCCAGCTGATTTCGTCGTTTTCGATTGTGATACAATTTCTTGCTTCGGGGGTAAGTCTTTTGAGGGTAGCTTTGATACCGGCTGGACCGGCTCTACCGGCAATGTGGACGTTGATCTTAAAGTCCTGATATTTTTGACCATACCCCATCCAACGGGCCATATCCGCATGATATTCAAACTCCTCGATACTTCTGTTTACAATATCTGGATTGTCAGATGCAAGAACAGTAAACTGGCCAGGGTGCATAGACAACCTAACACCGTTCTTGCGAGCCAAATCTCCCACGGCTCTAAATCCTCTTTCGCAATAGGCTCGTGTATCGGGAAGCCGCCAAAACCGGCTCCAAACTGGCTCAGTGTACACAGGCAAAATATCGCTACTGAGTCGTACCATTCTAAGATTTTCATCGAGTGCTCCTACACGTTCAACAAGCAAACGAGTAGACTCGATGTTCTGTACCATTAGGTCCCAGAGTTTCTGTTCGGCTACATCTCTGCTTTGTCTATTTAACCAAGCAACTGTGGTAGAGCCAGTATTGTATTTTTTGGCATCGTCTTTGGGTTTAATGCCGTCAACCTGGTGAGGATGGTCAATCCATTTACAAGCAAAGCCAATTTTTTTAGAAGTCATTCTTTATTATACATTCTTTTCGAATATAAATCAAGAACTTTAGGCTGCATCTCTATAATTGGTAATTACTCTATTTAGAGATTCTTCAAGTGTAGGCATCGGATATACTGAAAGAAGCTTATCTACATTTAATACACAGTTCGATCTTGGAGCAACTGTTGCTGATCTAAACTCTTCTTCTGTATACCATTCTTTGGTTAATCCCATTTTATCTGCAATTTCTTTAGTAGTGATCGATCCCGGATTGCATACATTATAAACACCCGGCGGAGGCAGTGTATAGGCAAAGTGACTTACAACATCTGCAAGATCTTCTATATTTGTCAGGCTATTTCTATAATCGACTAACTTGGGATAATTTTCTAATTTTGTTAAGAGATTTTTTGAGTTTCTTTCTTCTCCAAACGGCATCCTAATCCTTAGAACATAACTCCTTGCTCCGAAGTTTGAAATAATTTTTTGAGCTAATGCTTTAGTTCCGCTATAAAAACTTCCATTATCAAACCCAAAATTTGATTCGTCTTCTTCGGTCCAGCCGCCAACTTTGTAGCCGGTATAAACACAGCCGCTGCCTATATGAATAATTGGTTTGTCAGCAAGGTGATAAAGTCTTTCTAGCTCAACAGGAAATCTTATGTTTATGTCTGCTGTTAGATCCTTATTTTGTTCACAGGCATCGACGTTGGGTATACCAGTATATCCTGTTGCGTTTATAACCAGACTAGCATCTTCTTGAATATAATTTGTATGATCGGCCCAAATGTGAGCTAATCCTTTGGCATCTAGGTTTTTCTTAATTGCGGTTCCTATATATCCGTGTCCAATTAAAACAATCATTTTTTCTCCTCATCGTCTTGTGAATATTTTTTAAGAAGTTCGGGACTGTGCTGTGGAATAATTATCCCTAAATCATTCTTATTATTTTTTTCTAATTCTAATTGATAAACACGCTTTCGTAGTTCAGAACTACCGTATTGGTGTTGTCTCTTATGATAATGTAATTCTATTCCGTTGTTCAAACAGTATTGTTTTCCTGTAAAATCTCTATGTAAATATTCTTCGCTTAAAAACCGAATGTTTATGGTTTGTGTCATGATAAGATTGAGCAAATCTTGTTCTGTTTCATATACAAGAATCTCGTCAACATATTTGCAACCTTGTAGTTGAACGTATCTTTCGTAGACACTTTGACATGGTTTATTTTTAATACCCGGTCGATCAATTGTCGGATCAACCTGGAGTGCCACTTTTAGATAGTCGCACATTTCTTTTTCCATTTTAAGCATGGTAACATGCCCTGCATGAAAAAGATCAAATGAACTGCAATTAAATCCAATTATCATTCTGCTTTCTTAGTCAGCGACCAAGACCCATCTTTATTATCTTCCCAGTTTAATGTATCGCCTTCCTTCCAACCTTGTAATTTAAGAAGGTCTTCGGGCAGTGGAAGAACTATGTCACCTGTTTCGGGATCTTCTTCCACGGTCATGATCCATTTTTTAGGAGCCAGCGAGACTTTAGTAACATTCATTGTACGCATAGCTCGCCATGCTTGTTTATCAGTACACCACACAGTGATTAGATTAACATTAGACGATGCTTCTTGTACATCATCACTGATAATTTGTGTAGCCACGGGCATTGCATCTTGTCGTAAAGTGCAAAGCATAGATCTAGACTCACCATTTACTTTGGTAAAATCTACCGTACACTCGTACTCTTGTAACATAGATTTAATAGCATAATACCTTTGTTCTACGGTATCAGTACTATTTGTGAAATCTAAAATTGGGGGTGTGTATTCGTGTTCCATAATTTATTTTACAAGGTTTTTCTAAAATAGTCTATAGTTTTGATTAGCCCATTCTCTAAATCAACAGTAGGTTCCCAATTTAACATTTTCTTTGCTTCTGTGATATCAGGCCTGCGCTGCCTAGGATCATCTTGAGGTAATGGTTGTTGTAGTATTTTACTAGATGTGCCTGTTAATTTTATAACTTTTTCAGCTAGATCAAAAATAGTAAACTCTCCCGGATTGCCAAGGTTAACTGGCCCGATATAACAGTCGTCATGATGATTCATCATAGCCATCATGCCTGTGATTAAATCATCAACATAACAAAAGCTACGAGTTTGCATACCATCACCGTAGATAGTAATATCTTTGCCTTGAAGTGCCTGAACAATAAAATTGCTAACAACTCTGCCATCACCCGAAGCCAACCTTGGTCCGTATGTGTTAAAGATACGTACAATCTTAGCTCTAACATCATGTACACGATAGTAGTCCATGAACAAGGTTTCTGCGGCACGTTTTCCTTCATCGTAACAACTACGAATGCCTATTGGATTTACATTCCCCCAATATTCTTCAGGTTGTGGATGAACTTGTGGATCTCCGTAGATTTCGCTAGTGCTAGCCTGGAGGATTTTAGCACCTGTACGTTTAGCAAGTCCTAATAGATTATATGCACCTAGTACATTGGTTTTCATGGTCTGAATGGGATCCCATTGATAGTGAAAGGGGCTTGCCGGGCAGGCTAGATTATAAATCTCGTCTACTTCTACATATAATGGAAAACAAATGTCTTGCCTCATTATTTCAAAGTTTTTATAATCGAGTAGATGCTCTATGTTTTTCTTTGCACCTGTGAAATAATTATCTACGCAAAGAACGTGGTGTCCTTCAGAAACAAGTCTATCACAGAGGTGGCTACCTAAAAACCCGGCGCCGCCAGTTACTAAAACTTTTTTCATTAATGATTCCTTTTCCCGTCAAACACGCAAACAAAATATAAGGGATTTGAATTAGAGCCATTATGTACTCTATGAAATACTCCGTCTTCAATTAAAACAACGTCGCCGCCTTGTACATTGAATCGCTTATCGTCTAGTTCCATTTCGCCTGTACCGGAAATAAAATAATAGACTTCTTCTTGACCTGCGTGGGTATGCCCTCTAGTACTCATACCCGGTTTTAATTCAGTTGAACTAACAACTAGATTTTTAAGTTGTTTGTTATCTTTTAGAATATAAGTTTCGTTGTCTTTAACGACTTCTCCGCCAATATCATAGATGCTTCGCTTCATCTTTTGCCTCTTTTGGGTTTACAATTCCATATTGTTTATAGAGCCAACTTACAAATCTTTCAATTTCTTTACTAGGATATGGATAAGCTTTGTATGCTACGGTTACTTTTTCTAACCAATCTTTATCTGTTATATTCATAATATTACCAATGTCTAACTACACCTGCTATAATAAAACAGTTTGTTATTATATATGATAGCACAATAACAGTACGAATAAAAGCGATTTTATCTGCCTCGTCATCCGTACTGCCTGCTTTTTCGCCAATAGCCTTAGCCCAAATTCGCCAAAGTTTCTTCATTAGGTTGCCATAGTTCAAGGGCCTTGGCAGGATAAATCTGTACCGAGCCCTTTTCAGTAAAACTTTCAACTGCGTAACCTTCGGGAGTTAATTCAGTTGAATATGTGCCAACAATAGTTCCGTGCCATTGCGACCCGGAAACTTTTTTAACTAAATCGCCTAATTTGAATTTCATGCAAATAGATCCTCGTTCCACTCACGATGGCCTTCGCGGAAAGCCATATTACTCTGTGTTTCACGAACTTCTACACGATAGCACCATAGGCGACCCCACATCTCAGGTATATAAACACCATTGACATATTTGTAGAGCATGTCGCTAAGACCTTCACAACCAAGTTTTGGAAGCACAACAATCTTAGCCATCTTCTTGGCTTCTAGAAGTTTGAAAGTTTCCATTTCTGGATCGTCTTGGGCTACAATTAATGTATGATCAAATTGATCTTCTAATTGTTTTTTGAGTTCTTTTAGTCCGCCATAGTCAGCCGCCCAGTTACGAACGTCTAAGTTGTTAGTTCCAAAATAGAACTTCATTGAAAAACTGTAACCGTGAATTAAGTTACAGTGAGAATCGGCACGCCATTGCCTGTAGGCACATGGAAATGCGTCGTGGTACTCTTTAGTGCTAGTATATTTGTAACTAACAGGTCCGTGGTATGGAAGATTGTCTTCCATGTGTCTGATTAAATCAGCTGTTGAAGATTTTGCCATCTCTAGTCTCCTTTATAGGTAGCAAGTTTGATGACATGCAGAATTTATATTGCGGGTTGAATGCCTAAGACCGCATACTATAAGTGTATAGGCTATTATTTATTGTGTCAAGTTTTTGACCAATTATTTTTATCTTACTGACCTAGAATTAATCCAAATGGAGACCATATGCCTGGATTGCCAGCCGCGGTGCAAACCCAACCAACATACTTAGATGGAAGAGGATCTGAATTCCAAACAATGTCGCCCTTTTGGTAGTTACCTTCTGCAGGAGGTTCAGTTCCAGTGGCAAATAATTTGTCGGCAAATTTGATATTACCTGCTACAACAAGACTTTGATCTGGGTTCTTAACGTTGACACCGACCTTGCCGTAAAGGCTTATTACTGTACTGTCTTTTTGTTCTTGTCCAAGAATAATATTTCCTGTAGTTGTTACAGTTATTCTGGTTTGATTTCCTGTAACAATTTCTAGACCCTTGTTATTATAGGTTCCGATTTTTCCACGGCCGCTTTCAGAACCTTCAATAATTACTTCGACATCACTGATATCATCATATACGGAGAATAAACCGCTGCCGTCGGGATTATTAATGCTTAGTTTTCTACTGCTAGAATTGAAAAATACTGTGTCGCTTAGATTTACATTTCCATTTACAGAAAGATTCTCTAATGTCCCAACTGACCTTAAATTACTCTTTGTAACTGAACTTCCTAATTCTTCTTCTGATAGAATAGGATTTCCTTCGATCAAAAAGGCCTTTCCGGAAGGCAGTTCTACATGCTCAGAAAGGAAGAATCTGTCCGGATGGTTTCTATAAACTAGTTGTTTATTTTGTACAGAGTCTACCCAAAGGAGACCTGTCCCTGCAAGTTGTGTTCCTTCTGGTGCCGCAAAGGATAAAAACTTCTTTTCGTATCTTGAATCGGCAATAATTTCGGTTGTTCTTACAAGACCAACATCAAGAACTCCGTGAATTTTAACGTTTCCACGAAGAATGATTCTATCGTCTGTTAATACTAATACGTGTTCTGTAGAGTTATCTAAAATTCCGGTTATTTCTGACATTGTTGTGTTCCGTTAGTAATTCACCGTCTCTAATTCGAGTATGGGTGTTTTTACTATTTAGCAGGATTACAGCAAGCCTCTTACCTTGATCATTGACAATCATAGCCAGACATCCGCCACTGGCACGGATCCAACCTGTTTTACTTAATAAAATTTCGTGATTTTTTGCAATTAAATTGTTAGTTGTTCGAAAATCTATATATCTGATTTTCTTTCCATAAACTGCTAGTTTTTCTGTAAGCCTAGTTGAAAATTCTCTAATAATCTTGTAGTCGTAGGCAGTATTCATCAATTTTACAAGATCTTTTACTGTGCTTACATTAAAAATGCTTAACCCTGTAGGGTCGTGATATTTAGAATTGGTCATACCGAGATCAGTTGCTTTTGTATTCATTGCCCGGATTGCCGCGGATTCCCCGCCCGGATAATGAATTGCCAGCGTTTTTGCGGCGCCGTTATCACTGCTCATTAGTGTTGCTAACAGCAAATCTGATCTAGTTACTTCAAAATTATCAGGGATCTTTGAACTAATGCCATTGATTGTCCTAAAAACTATTTTTTCGTTTAGATCTTGTTTAGCATCTAATACAACTATAGCGGTCATGAGTTTTGTAATAGATGCTATACTTCGTATTTCGTTGCTGTTTTTTTCAGCTAAAATCTCCCCAGTATCGAGGTCTTGAACAGCATAGCTCGTGGCTAATACTGTTTCTTTTGCAAAAATAACCGGAGAGATTAGTAATCCTACTATTAGTATAGGATTAGCTACGCTTCTCAACAATTGCATCAACAAGGCCATATTCAAGAGATTCCTCTGCACTCATAAATTTATCCCTTTCCATGTCTTGAATTAACTGCTCATATGTTTTGCCTTTATTGTTATGCTTGACATAAATCTCAGTTAGGGATTTTTTCATTTTGAGGATTTCTTTAACTTGAATTTCCATGTCTGTAGCCTGCCCGCCTGCACCGCCACTAGGTTGGTGAATCATGTGACGAGCATTGGGTAGAATGAAACGTTTTCCGGGGGCACCGGCTTGAGCAAGTAAACTGCCCATAGAACAGGCCTGTCCCATAACATAGGTACAGACGTTTGGTTTAATAAACTGCATAGTATCGTAGATACTCATTCCTGCGGTAACAACCCCGCCAGGACTATTAATATAGAAATGAATATCTTTATCGCTGTCCTGACTCTCTAAGTGCAAAAATTGTGCAACAATTATATTTGCACTATGATCCTCGACAGGTCCGTTTAAGAACACAATACGTTCGTTGAGCAAACGACTATAAATGTCAAAAGCACGTTCTCCTGTGCTTGTCTTTTCAATTACCATTGGTACTAGCATTAGTTATATTCCTTATCTAATTTTACATTTGTTAAACCTGCAATAATTTGAAATTGTTCAAAGGCTCTTTTAGCCGCAGGGTTTGAGTCTAGTTCGTCGCTAGGAAGAATTGTTTCAAGCCAGTAGTGAGGCATACGCTTTGGATGTGCGCCAAACTTACGCGGCTGATGAAGTTTGCCTTGTTCCCAAAGTTCAATACTTACTGAACGAAAGAGGTCCTCGTCTTTGTCTTCGTAGCCGGCCCATTCGGGATTAGCTCCGCTAAAGAAACTACCGCTGAAAGCACTTTCAG